CTCAAGTCGCTTTTGGTGGCAAGAGGCAAGGTTAATAAAATTCTTACTTAGGAGAGTAAAATGGCAAATCAAGATGCTGCTTTTGGCATGAGACCAATTGGGATGATAGGGGGATCACCCTTCTCTGGTGGTCAAAGCCGATATAGAATCGCTGCCAATTATGGAACTTCTATTTTCCAAGGTGACATGGTAGCTCAAGTCACTGGTGGAACTGTAGAGGTACACGCCGATGGCGGTACTGTTCCAATAGTTGGAGTATTCAATGGTTGTAGGTTCACAGACCCTACAACTGGAAAAGAAACCTTTTCCAACTTTTATCCTGCAAGCACAAATGCGTCAGACATTGAAGCTTTCATAATTGACGATCCAGATGTTATTTATGAAATTCAAGCAGATGCTGCATTTCCAGTTGCGGATTTATTTGGTAACTTTGACATCGTATATACAAGTGCAGGTTCTACTGTAACTGGTATTTCTGGTGCAGAGTTGGATGTAACAACAGGTGCAACAAACACTAATCTTCCGATCAAAGCGATAGACATATCACAAGATCCAGAGAACAGTGATGTTGGATCAGATGCCACTAATGTCAAGGTTGTGATTCAAAACCACATCTTTGGTGTCAAGGGTGCAGGATTAGCGTAAGGAGATTAGAGTATGGCTATATCACGAGCACAGCTCCAGAAGGAGCTAGAACCAGGTCTTAACGCTTTATTCGGCATGGAATACAATCGTTACGATCAAGAGCATTTAGAAATCTATGAGACAGAGTCATCTGACAGAGCTTTTGAAGAAGAGGTTATGTTAAGTGGATTTGGTAATGCTGCAACAAAATCAGAGGGTGCTGGCGTATCTTTTGATAATGCAAACGAAGTGTACACTTCAAGATATACAATGGAAACTATTGCATTAGCTTTTGCATTGACAGAAGAAGCAATGGAAGACAACTTGTATGACCAACTTGGAGCTAGATACACAAGAGCGTTAGCAAGATCAATGGCACACACAAAGCAAGTCAAAGCCGCTGCTACATTAAACAATGCGTTTAATTCAAGCTTCACAGGTGGTGATGGCAAAGAGCTTTGTGCAACAGATCACCCACTAGGTGGTGGTGGAACATTTAGAAATGAACCATCAACTGCTGCAGACCTTAATGAAACATCATTAGAAAACGCTCTTATTGACATTTCAAACTTTGTTGATGAGAGAAATATGATTGTTGCATTAAGAGGAATGAAATTAATTATTCCACCTGCATTACAATTTGTTGCAGACAGATTACTTGAGTCCACTTTAAGACCAGGAACATCTGACAATGATGTTAACGCAATGAAAAACATGGGTATGTTACCAGAGGGTTATACAATTAACCACTTCTTAACAGACACAGATGCGTTCTTCATTAAGACAGATGCACCTAATGGTTTCAAGTATTTTGAAAGAATTCCATTAAGCACAAGCATGGAAGCTGACTTTGACACAGGCAACATGAGATATAAAGCTAGAGAGCGTTATGCCTTTGGTTTTTCAGACCCTCGTGCTGTCTTTGGTTCTCCTGGAGCCGCTTAAAAATATTTACATATTTTATAAGGGGTCTTTTCAGACCCCTTTTTTTTGTGTATAGTTAAATAACCTTGACGAAGAATTAACTTCGACAGAGCCAAGACAAGGAGACATACATGGCTAATTCAACTTTTTCAGGTCCTATACGATCCGAAAGCACGATTAAGACTATCAGTAAAAACGCAACTACTGGAACTATTACAGAAGTAACAACTTTTGGTGGAGCACCAGTTAGTTTATCTGATGGTAACGTAACTCTTACAAATGCAACTCATAGTGGTAGAGTTTTACTTGTACCAGATGGTGGCCAAGACAATACATATACATTACCAGCACCTATAGCTGGATCAGTATTCAAATTTGTATATGCTGGTGGAGCCGCTGATGCAACTGACGCTATTATTGTAACACCTGGAAACACAAACTTTTTTATTGGTGGTGTAACATTTTTAGATACTGACGGAAATGCAATAAGTTCAGTATTTTCTGATGGCAACTCTAATAGTAGTATTCAAATGAATGTTCCAGCAGGATTTGAAGTTACAATTGTTGGTAAAGACACAACTAATTATCAAATTTTTGGAAACGTAACATCAACGACAGCTCCAACTTTCGCTGATCAATAATAGGAGGCTTATATGGCAGATGCAGTAACCTCTCAAACTCTAATAGATGGTGATCAACTTGCTGTTTTGAAGTTTACAAATGTCTCTGACGGAAGTGGCGAAAGTGCAGTAAAAAAAGTTGATGTTTCTGCTTTGGCTACTAACGGAAGAGGTCAAACCTGCACAAGAGCAACTATTGAAAAAATATGGTGGCAGTGCAATGGCATGAAAGTTCAAGTTTTATTTGATGCAACCACAGATGTTTTTTGTATCGAGCTTGGAGAAAATCAAAGTGGACATCATGATTACACAAGCTTTGGTGGACTACAAAACAATGCAGGCTCTGGCGTAACTGGTGATATAATGTTTACAACAGTTGGGCACACATCAGCAGACACTTATACAATAATTATGCAGGTTAGAAAAAGTTATAATTAATGGCTAGGAAACCAGATAAACAACCTCCAAAAACAAAAAAGTATTTCCGCTCCACTAAAAGTGGTGCGGGAATGACCAAAGCTGGTGTTGCTCGATACAGAAAAGAGAACCCCGGAAGTAAATTAAAAACCGCTGTTACAGGTAAGGTAAAAGCAGGAAGTAAAGCAGCTAAAAGAAGAAAATCATTTTGTGCTAGAAGTGCAGGGCAAATGAAAAAGTTTCCAAAAGCAGCAAAAAACCCTAATAGTCGTTTAAGACAAGCAAGAAGAAGATGGAAGTGTTAAATGAAAGCTGATGACGTTTTAAAACTTTTGGAAAAACATGAATTTGAGTGTAACAAAAGATATGAAAAAATAGAGAAAAGTCTTGATAGATTAGATGTTAAAGTTTGGGGATTAGCTATTTTAATTGTTGTAACACCTTTTTTACACAAGTTGGTTTAAATGGCTATGGGAAGGTCACAAATGTCACGCCAAGTGTCAAAGCCTCCCCAAAAAAGGAAATGGAGCGATGCTAGAAAAAGAAAAATCAATTGCAAGCGACCTAAAGGATTTTCTGAAAAAGCACATTGTGCCTCTAAAAAAAGGAGAGGTTCTAAGAGCAAAAGGTAAGCCATTAAAAAATTGTCCAAAATGTATGAAAAGAAAATATTGGTGCACTTGTTGGAAAATATTGAAAGGAAGATATTATGCCTAAAGACGCTTGTTATAGAAAAGTAAAAGCTAGATATAGAGTTTTTCCATCAGCTTATGCTTCAGGAGCCATTGCTAAATGCCGAAAGGTAGGAGCAGCTAATTACGGAAAAGGTGGTAAAAAAGCTAAGAAAAAAGCAGAAGGTGGCGTTATCACAATGGCAAATGGTGGTAATGTATTAAAAGGTAAAGTAAAAAGACCATCAAAAAATCCTAATATTGCAAGAGGTTGTGGTATTGTTATGGAAAACAGAAGAAAAGTAACAAAGTTTAGATAATGGCTGTTCGTAAAACAAAATCTGGATTAGCACTTAAAAGGTGGTTTAAAGAGGACTGGAAAGACGTAAGGACAGGCAAGGCATGTGGTAGGAAAAAGGGAGAAAAGCGTGGCACACCTTATTGCAGACCCAGTAAACGCATATCATCTAAGACACCCAAAACTGCTTCAGAAATGACACCATCAGAAAAAAGAAAACGCATATCTCAAAAGAAAAGGTTAGGTCAACCAGCTGGAAAGCCTAGAAGGGTAGAGGCAGCCAGACGAAAAAAGAAAAAGTAATGGATGAATACATAAATGTTGAAGACAAAATTTGTGAAGAAATACGTTTGTGGTCACAACATGCACTAGAGATACCTAATAAAAATTATAACAATTTACCTTCTTGTCCTTTTGCTAAAAGTGCATGGGCTAATGACAAAGTTTCTTTTGCCTTCAAAAACTTATCTAATAATAATTTAATATATACGTTAATAAATTACTTCAAAGATAACAAAGACTTAATAATAATTGTTGATATGAATTATCAAAACAACGAAGATTTCCACAACAATTTAAATGAACTTAATGAAAAAATAA